ATCAACAGATACAAATGAGTACGTTTTATTTGGTGACTTAGCTGCTCTTGGTGGATTCAAATTATTTGTATCAAACACTAAGTTTAGAATCAATGTCGCTGGTAATGATTATGAATTTACGCACGGTGTTACCCTGCAAAAAGGAGAATGGTATGGTTTAGTATTAAACTTTAACAATATGTTCTTACAACTTGCACTTTCATTATATAGATTAGATCTAAATAATAATAGAGGAATGACACCAGGTAGCAGACCACAAGATAATAATAACAATCTAATTGAAGAATACAATAGTTTATTATCAATTGGACAACCTATTGTTTGGGATTCTGGTTCAAATTATCACCTTCGTGGAAATAAAACATATATGACAAACATTAGAGTGTTTACAAATGTTGTAGAATATGAACAACACCATAATGTATTGAATCAATATGTAGTTAGAGATAATCAATTAGCAATTCTTATAGATAATTCTATCCCAAGTTTAGGATATCAGCGTTTCAAGAACGCTAGATAAAACCGGGATAAATAATCTATAATAAAATTAACATTTATGTCAAACGATAAGAAAAGCATAAAATCACAGGCTGAAGACATTAGAAAAGAATTAGATGATTTGATTGGAAGTAATGATCCAATTGAAGATGTGATTGATACAGATCCTGCGTTACCGGCTAAAAACGATATCCCGGCGCTACCATCATATAGTCAATTAAAAACTAATTCAACAACAAAAGCTCAAAAGACTATTACGAGCTTAATGAAATTCTATCTTGATGAAGAAATCATCGAGCGCGATGAATATATTCAGGCTAAAAAGAAGATTGATGAGATGACAATGTCCTCCTTAATCTATCAATTACAAGCTGGTGAAAGAGCACTCACAACCCTATTAGAAGCAATTGAAGATGGTGATGTTGCCCCAAGAATGTTTGAAGTTCTGGCAACTCTTCAAAAATCAATGCTAGATATTATTAAATCACAAACAATGTACTTAATGGCAGCGGAAGAGGGTGCTAAACGTATTGCAAGAGATATTGAAATCTATCGCAAACGAGAAGATATTAGAGAGATTGAAGCAGCTTCAGGTGGGGCACCAGTTGGAGACATGGTTCAAAGAGGTACTAAAGACTTGATGAGAATGATTAGAAATGGCATCAACGATAGTGAAATCGAAGATGTAGAAATCACAGAATAATATGTCAGATTACGTAGGAGATAATCGTTGGATTCCAAAGGGTGAATCTGTTGAAGATTCAGCTAAATTAATTTGGTCAACAAAAAGCATAAATGAGCTTGTTCTAGCATTGGATCGAGGATACAGACCTTCGGTCCCAATGCCATTTTATGAGGGCAAGCAATTTTTACGTCGCGGCAATATCGTATTTGAATATACTGAAGAAGAGATTGCAGAACTTACAAGATGTGCTAATGATATTGTATATTTTGCTGAAAAGCATGCTGTAGTAATGACAGATAATGGTATTCAAAAAGTTAAATTAAGAGATTATCAAAAAGATTTACTTAGATCCTTTCAAGATAATAGATTTAATATTGTTCTTGCGTCTAGACAAATGGGTAAAACTGTAACGGCATCAATCTTTAATGCGTGGTATTTAACATTTAATTATGATAAGACCACTCTATTACTTGCTAACAAATCTGAATCAACAAAAGAAATTATTGATAAAGCTAAAGTTGTGATTGAAAACCTGCCATTCTTTATGAAACCAGGTATTATCAAGTATGACGTTATGAATGTTCGTTCAGATAATGGATGTCGTCTTGTGGGACAATCAACCACTGCAAAATCAGGTATCGGTTTTACAATTCACAACCTATATCTAGACGAGTTTGCACACGTTCACCCAACTATTGTGGATTCTTTTTATGAGAACGTTTATCCAACCCTCTCAGCATCTAAGATATCACGTATCAACATTACTTCTACCCCTAATGGTTTCAATAAGTTCTATGAAATCTATGCAGAGGCTGAAAAAGGCAATAATGAATATACTGCAACAAGAATTGATTGGTGGCAACATCAAGATCGAGATGATGCTTGGTATAAAAGAGAACTTGCTAATTTAGGTTCAGAAGATTCATTTAACCGCCAATATGGTAACGAATTTACAAGTTCATCGTCCCTACTATTAAGCCCGGGTACGATGAAGCAAATTAGACAAGGTGCCAAGAAATTTGAGTGGTATGATTTTGAAGAGTTTGATAATATCCACATCGATACAAAAGGATATTTAGCATTCCATCCTGATTTTGATCCAGAAGAAGCTGGCAGTAGTAGCAAATATTATTTGTTTTCTGTAGATATCGCTGAAGGAAATGGCGGAGACAGCTCAGTTATTAATATCTTTGAAGTTGGACCAATGAACGATAAAGACATTGAAAACTTTGTCAGTCCAGGTGCGATGTATGATTTCTTTAAATTGAATCAAATTGGAGTGTTTCGTAGTAATGAACATCCAATTGAAGACTTTGCAAAGATCCTATACACTTTAGCAATTGACATTTTTAATTCTGAAAATACAAAATTAATCATTGAATACAACACATACGGCAGTATCTTAATCAAGTATTTAAGCACAGTTTTCCCAGGTCGTAACGACTTTGAGGATGAAATGATTTTGAGATTCAAACACAGACATGATGCTAGAACCTTGAATCCAGGTATTCGCTTAAAGAGCGATAATAAGTCAGTGTTTTGCCAAAACTTTAAAAAGCAGATCGAATTGAATCGTATCAAAATTAATGATATCGAAACAGTACAGGAGGCCAGCCTATTTGGAGTATTAAGAAACGGAAGTTACGGCGCTCAAATGGGACATGATGATACAATCATGACCGCTATTATTGCAACTGAATTTTTTGGAACAACCGATTACGCAGATTACGTCGAAGAATTATTAGATATCATTGAGCCAGAAAAGTTTGAACTAATGGAAAAGATCTTATATAAAGATAATGATATTCAAGGTGATTTACAATATGATATTTATGACCTCTTATAAATAAAGTCAAGAATATTTTGGATATATAATAAAAGCAAAAAAATAAAAATATAATATTATGGCACTAAGTCCGCAATTATTGCAATTTAAGTCAAGTGGAGTATACCGCTTAGAGTTTGATAAATCTCAAACTGCTAACATTAATGTTGAAACACTTAGATTAGTAGTAGGTCACTCAAGAAAAGGACCTTACAACACACCAGTTTTAATCTCAAACGTTGAAGAATTTACAAACGTATTTGGTTCTATCGACAGAGCATTAGAGAAAAAAGGAATGTTCTTTCACAGATCTGCACTTGAATCTCTTTCAAGAGGTCCAATTTTAGCATTAAACGTTGCATCGTTTGGTGCTCTAGACCTTGGTTCTTATGCATTACCTGTAACTAACGGATCTGTTGATTCGCTAAATGCAGTAGTTAATGATGATAAACTTTACACATCATTCTTTGATATGGATAAGTTTATGACTCCATCAGACGATAAGGTTATTTCTTCTTTAAGCGATGTTTCATTAGGTGATGATTCATTAATCAACTTGGTAAACATCAAGCAAAACGGTATCACAGTTTTCATCAGAAAAGCACAGAGTGTTTCTGAATTTAATATTACTGCAAGAGAGTGGTACGGTGAAGGTAATGTTCCTGCATACTTAAATGATTTTGATTACATGTCGGATTTCATGATCGACGTATTTGTATTTAAGGGTGAATTTGATCCTTCAGTAGTATCAAGCGATCCAGTTTATGGAGAATTCTTTAATGCAGGTGGTTTAGATAAAACTAAATTAGCTCAATTCTCTAACTTAAGACAAGTTAGCTTAGAAGCACAATACACTGGTTCAGTTATTCCAGGATTCAAGGATTTAGAAGGTAGAAACCTTTACATTGAAACTATGATCAATAACGAATCAAGAAAGACAGGTTTATTCTGTGCAATTGATGAAGATGCAATCATGGACGAGACTGGAACTAAAATCGATTTAGTTGGTCACGTATTCGATGCAGCAGAAGATTACGAATTATTATCATACATCGTAGAATCCGGTGCAAATGATAGAGTAATTGCTACTACATTCATGGGTGTTGATCCACTTTCACCACTTGCTGGTACTTACGCAGCTTCTGGTTCAATGTTCACTGTTGATTACGGTGCACCATCAAACACACCAACAACATTCCCAATTTCAGTTGGAGATTATGTTCCTGCTGAAGCAGCTGGTAGATTAGCAAAAGTAAAAAGAGTTGCTAAATTAAATGACGTTTACACAGTATATTGTGACGTTGAAGTTCCAGCAACTTGGGGCGGAGAGTATGTATTATCATTTGAAAATGCATCATTAGTATATAAGCCATTCGTATTACCTGGAGCAGCTTTACAAGCTAAGACAATTAGCGCATGCTTAAACGTATTACAGGGTGGAAACGGAATTTACGACGCGTTAATTGATAAGGACATCATCGATTACAGATACATCGTTGATACATTCGCTTCTTATGATATAACTGGAGTCTTAAACAAGAGACAATTATCTCAATTAGCATTAGACAGACAAAATGCATCTGCAATCTTAAACGCACCAACAATTGCTGATTTTAAATCTTCAGCTAATCCATCTTTCACAGATGCAGACGGTAATTTTAAGGTTCAATATATTGCAACTGGTGGTAATTTAGATAAGAATCCAACCGCATTATACACTCTACCTTCTATCGGAGAAGGAGCTAACTACGCATTCTACTACGGACCAGGTCTAGTGGTAAGTGATAATGGTAAGGATATCATCGTTCCACCTGCAGCATACGTTGCTAATAACTACATCGATAAGTACACTGCAGCGCAGCCTTGGTCAATTATCGCTGGTCCAAGAAGAGGAGTTGTAGCAGGCACTGATGTTAAAGGAACTGAATATTCTTTCGATAAAGCAGACAGAGACATTTTAGAGCCATTTGGAATTAACCCAATCGTTTTCCAAAGAGGAGTTGGTTTAACAATCTTAGGTAATAAAACTGCGCAGCAGTCTATTAAATCAGCACTTTCTTCTGCACACGTTAGAGAGGCATTAATCTACATCCAAAACGGTATCGCAGATATCCTTAAGGATTATGTGTTCGAATTCAACACTACACAAACTCGTTTAGAGATCAAAACTTTAGTTGACTCATTTATGGAATCAGTTAAAGCAGACGGTGGTGTATATGAATACAGAAACATCATGGATCAAACTAACAACACAGACGAAGTAATCGATAATAACTTCGGTATTGTTGATACGTATGTAGAACCAGTTAAAGGTTTAGAGATTGTTGTTCACAGAACTACAATCCTAAATACTGGCGAAATTGCTACAGGAAACTTTAATTAATAAGATATATAAAAAAACAAATAAATTAACATGGCTTTACCACACTATTCACAAGATCAAACATCGAGAAGCGGTAGACAATTTGAACCAGTTCAATCGAATTTATTCGAAGTAACTATTCTTCCACCTGCTGGAGTTGCTGATGCACCTTTAATGTTGCAACACATCAACTCGATTAGCGGTCTAAATCTTTACAAAGAGGTAGCTGCTGTTGAACAGAAATATAAGTTCTCACAACGTTCTTACGCTGGCATGCCAGACGCAACAACAGTTGATGTTACTATTAACTTCTCATTAAACTTAAACGATGCTAACCAAGCATACTTATATAAGTCTTTAAGAAACTGGTACAACAAGCAATTTAATCCTCAAACTGGAGCAATGGGTCTTAAAAAAGATTACGTTGGAACTATCGTTGTAGTACAATTCAATAGAGCAGGAGATATTTACAGAACTGTAACTCTTGAAGATTGTTTTATCACTTCAGGTCTTCCATTCACTGGTGACTTAAGCTACGAGGAAGTAGCTGCAGCATCACTTGAAGTAGCATGGAGATGCGATACTTGGAAGGAAGTATTAGCTTAATCTAGAATTCATAAATAGGGGATTCGGCAACGT